GACGGCACAGGCGCATCAGGATTCAATCTTGATGCCAGCAAGATGCAGATGTATGCGTTGGAATATTCCTGGTATGGTGCTGGTACTGTTATTTGGATGTTGCGTGGACAAGATGGCAAGTTCAATTGGGCACACAGACGCCCCAACAACAACATCAGCAATGAAGCATACATGCGTTCAGGTAACTTGCCTGCACGTTATGAAGCTATCAACGAAACTCCAGTGAACTCATTGAACGGTGCTATCACAGACAGTCAAACCACAATCACTTTGAAAGATGCCACAGATTATCCACCGGCCTCAGTAACATATCCTTCGTATGTGATGATTGACAGTGAAGTTATAAAGTATTCAGGCAAATCAGGCAACGACTTGACTGGTTGCACCCGTGCTGCAACATTCACACAGTGGGCCGAAGGACAAAGTCGCAGTTACACCAGTAGTGCAGCCACTGCTCATGCAGACAATGCAGGTGTGATATTGATTTCAAACACCTGTGTGCCACTAGTAAGTCACTGGGGTAGTGCGGTTATCATGGACGGTAACTTCAACGGTGATGAGGGCTTCTCATTTACCTATAACAGAAGCAACTATGGCTTACCTGCCACAACTGGTGCCAGCCAAACTGCGTTCTTGATGCGACTGGCTCCTAGTGTTTCAAACAGTGTTATTGGTGACTTGGGTCAACGTGACTTGATTAATCGTGCGCAGTTGACACTAGAAACGCTCACAGTGAATGTCAGCGCAGGACGATACCTTGTGACAGGTATTTTGAATCCCAACAACATTGACTCTGCCAACACAGTGTGGTCAGGTTTGAACAATGCTGGTGGTGGTTTCCAGCCTAGTTTCACACAGTTTGCAGTTGCTCCTCGATACAACAACGAAACCACAGGCGGTGTGCAGGCTGCACCGTTGAACACAGTAGGCGGTTTTAATCGTTCAGGAACCATGGTTTTGTCAGGTTCAGTTAAAACGTTTTCCGGCCTGGCATTGACCAACGTGTCCAGTTCGGGTTCAACGGCCAACGTGACCGTGCAGTTGAGTGCAGGACGAACAACCTATGCCACCAATACTACTAGTATCTCAGTGCAAAATCCTGGTTCAGGATATGCTGTGGGCGACACTGTGAAAATTACTGGTAACTTATTGGGCGGCACAAGTCCAACCAACGACTTGAACTTGACAGTGGCTGCGGTGTCATCAGATATCACCGGAGGTGAACGATTGTTTGCTATTCCAATTCAGGCCACAGGCGTCAACAACTTGGATTTGACACAGATCAAACAGATCGGACAAAGTTCAATTCCAGGAACAGGCACATATCCCAATGGACCAGAAGTGTTGGCCGTGGTGATTACTGCACTGAGCGCACAATCCAATCCGGTAGGTGAGATTCAGTTGAGTTTCCAGGAAAGCCAGGCTTAAGAACTCAAAGCAAGATAACGCTCTACAGTGTCTATCTTGCTTTGCACTGCCTCAATGTTCACAGTTGACCACAAGCCAGGGTGCATGGGTCTGGGCCATTGACCACGGTCGATCCAGGCATAGCCCATGTGCTCGTCGTTTAACACAGGCACAAATTCATCTGCAACAACACACACCCAGGTGTTGTATTCAAACTGGCCGTCAGATGATGTGAATTTTTCCAAGGGAACCAAGCGTTGATACTCGGGCATTGAACCCAGTTCCTCAATGCACTCACGTTCCATGGCACCCAGCAAGGTCTCACCTGTTTCTACCTTACCACCAGGCAGTCCCCAAGAACCAGGATGTCTAGTATCGTTGCGTAGTAGGTATAGATAACGTCCTGTAGCACTGCTACGAAACCAAACGCCCACGGCCTTCACAGCACGATCCTCCAGGTACCTCCTGGATATGCACCCTGATAACTCTTGACCCAGGCATCGCCCACCCAACGATACTGAATGCCTGTGGTAAGATTTGTGACATACTGAGTAGTGTTGGTTTCTGTGGCAGCACGGAATACCACACGCCAATAGTTGTTTGAGTATTGGATAATATCGTTGGCCTGTGCCACAAGACCTCGACCATTTGCACCAACCCAGGCACTAGCAGGATTTGGATTGTCCAAAGAGCCTGTGTCTTCAGTCAGCAAATAGCGTTGTCCATCAATTGCACTGTCCAGGCCATCTTGTGGTCCAGCAGTCAAGGGATTGATCACAGCGTCGATAGGATCCAGGGTGTTTTGCGGAGTGGTATCAATGTCCACATCAAACAACAAGAATCTGTCGTCATTGGGGTCTAATGCAATAGTGCCCACAACTTCTGTTTCGTCGGGTTGTATAAGCCGTATTTGACTGATACCAGGACGCAGTGATCCGTACAAATCAATCACCGCTGGCCATAACAAGTTGGAATCAGGCACAATTTCAGTGGGAGAGAGTTCATCATTGCTGGGCTCTTGTGTTAGGTATTGTTGTTGCAAACACTGTAGTTTGTTGCCAATCAACACAACGGCATAGTTAAACGGTGTGATAACTTGTCTGGTGCCCATCAACAGGTCTTCGTTGTCAATGGCATTGTTCAAATCACCTTGTGCATCGTACATTGATGCAATCACACGTTCAATCACACCCAGTTTCAGTACCTTGGCAGGCGGTGATATCCAGATTGGCATGCTGAATTGCAGTGTGGCAATGTCAATGGGATTTTCTGTGCTGATAGGCACTGTGCGGCTTGACCAGGTGGTACGGTCCAGGTACATCACGCTCAAACTGGTCCAGTCAATGTAGTTGTCTGTACTTTGAATTTCCAAACTGGGATTGAACAAGGTAAGAATTTGTTCTAAAATCTGCAACTTTTGATTGGTATTACTTGTCCATATGTCCAAATTGATGGTGAGTTTGAATGGCACAGGCATCAATCGCTCAATGGTAAATGCATTGCCCTGTGTGGTTTCGTAGGTCTCTGTGGCCGGGTCGTAAGTTTGCTGACGCACATTGATTCTGCTCACAAAGTAAGGATCTTGCATGCGACTTTGTTCATAATCCAGGCCAGTGATGTAAAATGTCATCAAGGGAGTGGAAGGCAAACTGTTGCGGCTGTTTTCCTGCAAGATGGTTTGTGCGTTACGAGTGGCATCACCATAGCGCACAGGCACACGTATCAAGGCGGCAGCATTCACTCCGTCGTTTTCATTGGCATATTCCACTTGAAAGCCTGAAAAGATTCTTGTGAACTGCAACAAGAATCTGCGTATCTGTTCATCATAAAAAAATTGTTGCATTATGTTCCTGGCGGTAAGAAGCCACCTTGATCACCATTGTCTGCTCGGGGACGAAGAATTTCGCTCAAACTTTGACGACTTGGAATATTGCCCAGGTCTTTGGTGCTGACAGTAGCAGTGTTATTTACGAAGCCGCTGCGCAGTGTTTTATTTGTTGGTCCGTTGTTGAGATTGGTTCGGACCTTGTCATCAACTTTGACCCATCGTGCTCCATCATAACGGAACAAGCGATTGGGTTTGTAATCAAGGCGTAGCACATAAGCACCTGCCACCGGATTTGGTGGGAAGTTCACAGCAGGTGTAACTGGCAAGCCATTGGGCGCGGCACCACCACCAGTGAGGTATCCCAAAGCATAACCTTCGCCCGAGGGTGTCACGCTCATGCCGCCTTGTGTGCCATCCACAGTGAGACTTTCGTCAGCAGTCAAACTGGTAGGATTGGCAGGTCCGCCTGTGGTTGTGGTGGACTCAATGTAGAACGTGGTATTGTCGTAGCCTGACAGCGGAACTTCTGCATCTGCTTGTGCCAGGATAGCGTCATTGATTTCGTAATCTTTCTCACGTGTGCCTTGTACATCACTGATGGTGCTTGGTGTGTACTCTTGCCAGAACGTGGCATTGGTGATGGCAGTATCAGCAGGCACATTGCTTTGTGCTTGATAATAGGTATCGCCGTAGTTCACAATGCTGCCTGTGGGATAGAAGTTGCCTGGATCCCAGATGTTTTCTGCCACAAACGGCTTGTTGGTAATAGTATTGAATTCTTGCTGATCCTTCATGGGTGTGCATTTCACACGCCACAAGTGAGGCAACCAAGTTACTGAAAATCCTTCTGACGCAAAGTCAGCGTCTTGTATCACGTAGTATCTGGGCAGGGCCCGTGGTATAGCTTGATTCAGCGGATGATAGTCTTTCAAGTTAGGAATCTCTATCACATCACCGTTCATGAGTTTGCGACCAAATGCATCAATCATGTCGTTGTAGTGAAACGTCATGAATATGGTGTCATTGTTTAGGAACAGTCCAAACTGGGTCAAATCAAAGTCTACGTCTTGTGTGTTGTACACACCGCGCATGACATACACATCCGGATCATAAACTCTGTCGCGATTTTCCAGCAACAGCAAGTCTTGAATGTTCAGCACATCCACTGTTTCATAAGTGGGCTGTGTAGCATCAAAATTGCCACTCAATGCACTATCATTGCCACCGGCTTGTGGTCCTTTGTACTTGTGAACATAAATGTCCAAACCGCCCACAGTGTACATTTCACTGATAGTGCGGTCCAAGAATTGGTAATCTCTGGTGCGATTGGGGCGGAATAGGGATAAGCGTGGCATGGTATATTTATAGTACTTTGGGTTTACCTTTTCTGGGGTTGACCAATAAATCCTTTTCTGCTATAATTACGTATAGATTCACCAGGAGCCCATATGAATGCAACACGAGCCGCTGTCAAGCCATTAAACCCTCGCAGTCCCGACACCAAATACACAGGACTGGAACCCACATGGCGTGTGCAACCCACAGACGATCGCACCAGCCAACTCAGTGCTGCCTTTTCATGGTACAATTACTTTTATGGCAAAAAAGACGCACGTGAAATGTTGGTGGCTTACTTGGAGCACAACGGACGCAAAGCAGATGTTCGTGCGTTGAAAGGCGTGCCGGATTCAGCAGTTCGTCTGACCACTGCATGGCTGTGCCGCATGAGCATGGTGGGCTTGGAACTTACAGACACTGAAACAGTCAGGTTAGAAGGCTATATCCAAGAAATATTGACTGCACGTGAACCTGAAGTCGTGGTTGTAGAAGCCGTGCCTGTAGTGGCCAAACCCAACATACAAGATCGGTTGCGTGAAAAGGTCAGCGAATGTGCAGGCGAACTGGACGGTATGTTTGATGAGTTTGTGGTCAACGGTGCCAAGATGAGTGCGGACTACAAACCCATCACTGTAATACGTGGGCTAAACGTAGCACCGCAAATGATTTCGGACATTGCCAACTTGTGGAAGCATAAACTGTCAGAGTTTGAGACTGTGATCGAGGGCAAAGATGCACAGATTGTAGAAGGCTACAGCAACTTCACAAAGATACAAATGCGCAACATTGTGAAGTTTTGCGAAGCAGTGATCAATGACTGCGGTGCCTATGTGCAGATCAAGAAAGTTGAACGCAAGCCACGCAAGGTCAAATCAGTGCCACCTGAGAAACGTGCCGCAAAGTTCAAGGTCATGATGGAATTTGCCGAGCTCAAGCTCAAAGGTTTGCCAGCCGCAAGTCTTGTGGACAAAGCCGAAGCATGGTTGTATGATACTAAAAAGCGCAAACTGATTCACCTTGTGGCTGACAGCCACACACAGGCATTCACTGTCAAAAGCAACAGCATCATTGGTTTCAGCACCATTGAGACCATGCAAAAAACTGTGCGCAAGCCAGCAGATGTTGTCCGAGCAGTACAAGCCGCAGGCAAGCCAGCCGCACGTAAGATCTACAAAGACCTTACCACAACAGAAACCCCATTCAACGGTCGTGGCACAGAGAACTTGGTCATACTCAAGGCTTGGTAAGTAATGAATGCATGTCATTCCCAGCAAAGTAGACGTATACATCACCAACGTATGTAATTTAACCTGCCAAAATTGCAACAGGTTCAACAACTTTGATTTTCGAGGATGGCAACGTTGGAGCGATTACCAAGCTCAATACGAGCAGTGGGGGCGATTGGTCAAGATCACTGCCCCCACTATCATGGGAGGGGAACCTTTTCTGAACCCCACCCTGATAGATTGGGTGCAAGGTATAAATCGTATATTTGGTGTGGAAGTACAAATACTCACCAATGGCACTAGATTTAGACATGTGCCCGGGTTGTATCAAGCATTGTTGTCTGACGGCAGTGTGCATCCGCACAATCACATTGGAGTAAGTCTGCACAACCCTGACCAGTTTGAAAGTCTCAAAGAAGACATACTGTATTTTCTTCAAGCGCCGGTGATGATTTTTCCAAAAGGTCATAACAAGAATTTTTGGAATTCAGATTATCAGTTTGTAGACTGCAACGGTATAACAATTAATGTATATGCAGTAGATACTTTTCATTCTGCCGCGATAAATCATTATTGGAAAATCAATCCACAAATGCAAAAAGTTTTTGTGTTGCACAACAGTGATCCAGGCCTGGCACATCAAAATTGTGGTTTTGTACAATTTAAAAGTTATCATTTTATTCGCGGCAAGCTGTATAAGTGTGCGCCGGTGGCACTGATGCCTGAATTTGATCAACAACACAAACTGCACATATCTGATCAGGACAGAACATTGTTGAATTCATATCAGCCGCTGAGCGTGGATAATTTTGAAAACTATCACCAACAGTTCTTTGATCAACTTGATCAACCCATTGCACAGTGTAAATTTTGTCCAGAGCAATACACATTTCAAAAGATATTTCCAGTGGTCAAAGGTGCTCAGTGATGTTTGATCAAGAGTTTTATCGTATTGATCTTGGAGAAATATTTCAGCAAAGCCATTGCATGTATCATGAGCATGCAACGGTTCATTTGTTGTCAAGTGTGTTGATGAACATGGGCTATGAAAAAATACCTGGCAGTGCCAGAGCATGGAGACGCGGCAATCGCAAGGTCATTGTGTGCTTGGCCGATGACTTTGGAGTCAATCGAGATAATTGGAGCCTGCCACCTGATCAGTGGTTTGATACTGACACCACAATTGTCACTGACAACCACATGCCCTTTGCTACCAATTATCAAATACTGAAGTTGCCATCAAGTTATTTTGGAGTGTTTAGTTATGTGCCAGCAGATCAAAATTGGACACCAAGTCGACGATTTAATTTTTCAGTGAACCGGCTGGACAGTCAGCGACAACTGATTCTATTGGAGTTGACGAAACAATCAGGTGGGATCAGTCAGATACAACAGTTGGATTATGTGAATTTCAATGCACGAATAGCCGGCAACGAGCACACTGCTGAACATGCTCAACACAATTTTGCACAGTGTTGGACACAGTTAAATCAATTGCACAATACTGAATATGCTGATTGGTTTGCTCAAACTCGGCCGCATATACCTGTTAAAAATCATGCATTAACAGTTGAGCAGACACAGGTTGGTGTGTACCTTAATTTGGTAATTGAAACCTACGCTGGTGATGCCACAATAGCATTTAGCGAAAAGATATTTAGAGCACTGGTAACGCCGGCACCTTGGGCAGTGTTTTCAGCAAAACACGCTGTGGGGTATTTAAAAACACTGGGATTTGATGTGCTAGATGATGTTGTAGATCACAGCTATGACAGTTTGACACAAAGCAACACCATGTACGGTCATGGAAAAATTTCTGAATTTGTCGAACTTAATATACAGAATTATTACAACATAAAAAACTTGGATCAAACTAAATTGGCTGTGAGATGTCAAACAGCAGCCACACACAATCAACAACTGTTGGCACAACTGCAACGTCAGTGGCCCGTGGATTTTGCTCAATGGTTGCCCAACACGATAGCAAAACTTCAATAAATACAGGGACTTGGAGTCCCACATGCCAGAACAGCAACAGCAATCACTGCCCACACTGAAACAAAACTTGATAGAATATGTCAAGCTTCAGTTGGGCGGAGATATCATTGATCTAGAGCTAGACCCTTCGCACTACGAAGCGGCTTATCAAAAAACCATTGGCACTTACCGCCAACGAGCCAACAACGCCTACGAAGAAAGTTACAGTTTCATGCAGTTGGTAGCAGATGTCAACATCTACGAACTGCCCCAGGAAGTTGTTAGTGTACGCCAAATCTTTCGACGAACGTTTGGCGACAGTTCAGGACCGTTTGCGTCAAACTTTGATCCGTTTGCACAAGCGTCAATCAACGTTTACTTGATGAACTTCAACGTGGCAGGTGGGCTTGCCACCTACGATTTCTACAGTCAGTATATTGAGTTAGCAGGACGCATGTTCGGTGCGTACATGAACTATACTTGGAATCCAGTTACCAAAAAATTGCAACTGATTCGTGATCCCAAAGGATCAGGTGAAACTGTGTTGTTGTGGACCTACAACTTGAAACCCGAATTCAACTTGTTGAGCGATCACCAAATACAGCAGTGGATTAAAGACTACATGGTGGCCAACTGCAAAATGATCATTGGCGAAGCACGTGAGAAATTCGGCACCATCGCTGGCCCACAAGGCGGCGGCAGTTTGAACGGTGCAGCCATGAAGTCAGAAGCCAAAGTGGAAATGGACTTGTTGATCAATCAATTGGTAATGTATGTGGATGGGTCACAGCCTCTTACATTTGTTATTGGCTAAACTGCTCGCACAAATATCTAAATTCCTGCTATAATGTGGCATGGACTTGATGATCGACATTGAAGGTTTGGCAACAGGCCCTGAAACCACAATTTTAACCATTGCGGCTCAGGCATTTGATCCCTTTGGCTCAGGCTACTACCAGCACAAATACTATGCTAGAGTTGATTTTGAAAGCCAAGAAAATCGCACCATTGAACAAGGCACTATCAACTGGTGGGCCACACAACCCGCGGCCGCACGTGAAGAAGCTTTCAATGAAGAAGGACGTATTCCCTTGGACCAAGCCTTGGACGAACTACACAAATTATGCTGGAAGTGCAATCGTATCTGGATGAATGGTCCCACATACGATGCCAACATCCTAGAGCATGCCTACAAAAGTTACGGCAAACCCCTGCCTTGGCAATATTATAAGATCTGTGATGCTCGCACGGTATATAAGCTGTATCCAGGGTTGCCCAAGCCGCCTACCAGCCATCATGCGCTGGAAGACTGTCGCAGACAGATTGACATGCTGCAGGCAACTTTGAAACATTTGAATATTAAGGAACTGGCATGATCATTGGCGTTTGTGGATTTATTGGCTCAGGCAAAGATACGGTTGCTGACTACCTGGTTAATTTACATCATTTTCGCAGAGAAAGTTTTGCCAACACACTGAAAGATGCTGTGGCAGCGGTGTTTGGGTGGGATCGAACCATGCTAGAAGGGCGCACCAAACAAGCCCGTGAATGGCGTGAACAGCAAGACAATTGGTGGACCAATCGATTAGGTATGGTAATTACTCCTCGTTGGGTTTTGCAAAACTGGGGCACCGAAGTATGCCGCAACGGATTTCATGACGATATTTGGATTGCCAGTCTGGAAAACAAACTGCGCAACAGCACAGATGATGTGGTCATCAGCGATTGTAGATTCCCCAACGAAATACACGCCATCAAACAATCAGGCGGCATTGTGGTGCGTGTGGTGCGCGGTCCTGAACCTGAATGGTATGATGCGGCTGTGAGCGTTAATCGTGGACCCAATGGCAATTCAACCTGGGCACTGAGTGGACGTCGACTAGAACAACTGGGTGTGCATGCCTCAGAAACTGCCTGGGTAGGCACCAAATTTGATGTAGTGCTAGACAACAACAGTACCTTGGATGATTTATACCAGCAGGTCAAGCGTCTGGTTCAAGATCGCCCGCCCGCCAAGTGACTTCTGTACGAGCTATTTCTTCCACGCAGTTACGACAAACTGTGCGCAAGTTTCTTACAGTAGCATTGTTGAGATCTCCGTCAATGTGATACACCAGCAACTGACTGGCAAATCTTGCTCGAAACCCGCATCTATCACATGCGGGTTTTTTCTTGTACCCCGCTGATTTCCATCTCGGTTCTCTGGGTTTGATTCCTCGGCCCTTGCGTTGACAAGTCTCACAACGACTACGGTAATGTGTTGTGTCTTCTCGGATATAATTCACAGCACAAGGACGTTGATTACATGCTTTACATATGGGTCTCATGGAGTATTTAGTTGGCGGACCTTTGCCAAAGGGCAGTGTAAACTGGGTTTTTTTGGGTATGCCTATAAATATCAATAACTTGAAAAGGAATCAACCATGGCACTAGTATCACCAGGCGTAGAAGTAACAGTAATTGACGAGAGTCAGTATATCCCTTCCGCTGTAAACACAGTCCCTTATTTTCTAATAGCAACAGCACAAAACAAGGCTGATGCTGCTGGAGTTGGAGTTGCAGCCGGTACAACCGCTGCCAACGCAAACAAAACTTATCTCATTACCAGTCAGCGTGATTTGGCAGCCACATTTGGTGTGCCATTCTTTTACAATACCACAACTGGTACACCAATCAACGGATACGAACTCAACGAATATGGCTTGTTGGCAGCTTACTCGGCACTGGGCGTTACAAACCGTGCATATGTTCAACGTGTGGACATTGATTTAACTGAACTCACAGCAAGTCTAAGTCGTCCCACAGGCAATCCCAACAACGGCACATACTGGTTAGATACCAGCACCAGTCTCTGGGGTATATTTGAATGGGATCAAACAGCCGCAACATTTACCAATCAAGTACCCATTGTGATCACAGATGCAGCAGATGTAGTTGATGCTGCGGGTGGTGATTACACACCTATCACCACTATTGGCAGCATTGGCGATTATGCTGTGAGTGCAGTGAGTTTGAACAATCAGAATTATTATAAAAACTCAAGCAATATCTGGGTTCTATTGGGAACTGACGCATGGAAAGCATCGTGGGCCACTTTGCAAGGCACAAACTCAGTGTCTGGCAGCGGGCTAACTATTGGTTCTAACATGTACATCAATGGCACATTGGCCACAGTCAGCGCAACCAACACAGTGGCGGGATTTGCTGCGGTAATCAATTCATTGGCTATTCCGGGTGTTACTGCCGCAGCGGTCAGCAACAAATTAACATTGTATGCAACCAGCGCCGCAACCAATGACGGATCCACAGATAACGGTGGTGTCATCAGTATTCAAACTGGTACCATTGGTGGTGCAGCATTGCTGACCACATTGGGTATCGCAGCCATTGAATATCGTGCTCCAAGTTATTTCCCAGGTTATAGTTATCAAGCACCACGTTGGAGAACTACAGACACAGCACCTGCTCCCACAGGATCCATCTGGCAAAACATCAGCACTGCCAGCAACGGCATGAGTTTGAAACTAAAACAATACAGTGCCGCATTGGATACCTTTGTCGCACAAAGCAGTCCTGTATATTCCTATGATGGTACAGCAAACAACGGTCTTGATCCCACAGGTGGTGGCAAAAATATCCCAGTTGGCAGCACTTATGTACAGTTCAATAATCAAGCATACAACACCACTCCCAATGCCAATGCCACTTTTATACTGCTTGAGAGGGTTGCATTAGGTGCAACAGTGGTCACGGGTGATACCACCCCGGGCAGCAACAGCAATGCATTGTTTACTGCTGGCAATCAATTTCAATTGTTTGCTACTGCTGCTGGATCAGATGCTGTAAATGGTCCTTACAATATAACATTGAGTGGAACAAGTATTGCTTCATTCATCACTGATGTCAGTGCCGCCAACGTGCCTTATGTCAGCGCATCAGTAAACAGTGCCGGAAACATTGTGTTTACTCACAGCCAAGGTGGCGCAATTTATCTAGATAATATCACTGGTACACCAGTAACCACTGCTGGATTTACCACTGCTACTGCAAAAGTTCGTCAAGACCAGTCAGCAGGCGTTTTGGTATTGAGCAATTGGGTCAGCACTGACTTATTCACCTATACTGCAAGCGATGTTGCGCCTGATCAAAATCCAGCAGATGGACGTTTGTGGTACTACAGCAGTGTCAGCGATGTGGACATCATGATCCAAGACAACGGCACATGGCAAGGTTATCAGAATGTCACCAACGACACACGTGGCTTTGACCTTACATTGACCAATGCGTCAGGTCCTATTGTTGCTGCCTCTGAACCACTGACACAGAATGATGCAGCAGAAAGTCCATTGCAATACGGCGACCTGTGGATTGACAGTAGTGATCTAGAAGCGTATCCTGCACTGTATCGTTGGGAACAAGTCAGCGGTACAGATCAATGGGTTGCAGTAGACACCACAGACCAGACAACATCAAACGGTATCCTGTTTGCAGACGCACGTTGGGCACCCAACGGTACTACAGATCCTGTGGCAGACCCATTCCCTACTATAGAAAGTTTGTTGATCAGTGATTACTTGGACTTGGATGCGCCCGATCCTGCACTGTACCCCCAAGGTATGTTGTTGTTTAATACACGCCGTTCAGGTTACAACGTCAAGAGTTATCAGAGCAATTATTTTAACTCAACCACATTCCCTGATGATATATTGCCCACAGTGACCAACACCTGGCTCACAGCGTCAGGCAACAAAGACGATGGTGCTATGTACGCTGGCCGCTTGGCACAACGCAAACTGATCGTGGCAGCAATGAAATCAGGTATGGACACCAGCCTGCCTGCACGTGAAGAACAAAATCAGTTCAACTTGATTGCTGCCCCTGGTTATCCTGAATTGCTGGTCAACTTGGTTGCACTCAGCAACGAACGTGCCAACACATTGTTTGTTGTGGGCGATACTCCAATGCGCTTGCCAAACACTGGTACTGCATTAGTAGAACATGCCACCAACAACAACGGTCTTGGTGTGGCAACAGACGACGGTTTGACCATTGGCAGTGCTTATGCTGCTGTGTTCTATCCCAGTTGCCAGACCACAGATTTGTCAGGCAACACAGTTGTTGCGCCTCCAACACACATGATGGTACGCACAATCCTGCGCAGTGATGCTGTGAGCTATCCATGGTTAGCACCTGCTGGCACACGCCGTGGTGTAGTGGACAATGCTGAAGCTATTGGTTACATTAATGCACAAACTGGCGAATTTGTACAGTTGGCAGTGGGACAAAGTGTGAGAGACATATTGTATGAAAACAATATCAACCCCATTACCTTTATTCCAGGTATTGGTATCACCAACTTTGGTAATAAGACACGTCAAGGTGCAACCACAGCCCTGGATCGTATCAACGTTGCTAGACTGGTAGCATTCTTGCGTGGTCGACTAGAAGAAATTGGCAAACTGTATTTGTTTGAACCCAATGATCAGATCACTCGCAATGAAATCACCAACACTGTGAACAGCTTGATGATTGACTTGATTGCCAAACGTGCTATCTATGACTACTTGGTTGTTTGCGATTTGAGCAACAACACACCGGCCAGAATTGACCGCAACGAGTTGTGGGTCGACATTGCTATTGAGCCAGTAAAAGCAGTTGAATTTATCTACATTCCTCTGCGTATTAAAAACACTGGTGAAATTTCAGGCGGCACAGCAGGGTGATGAAACAGGGGGCCCTTTGTCGGGCCTCCATTTCAGGTAAATAAAAACAACAGGAGATATAACAAATGGCAGTTTCATCATTACAGAGAATGACAGTACCGTTGGCCAGCGATCAAAGTTCGCCAACCCAAGGTCTGTTGATGCCCAAGCTCAAATATCGCTTTAGAGTGATGTTTGAGAATTTTGGTGTTAGCACACCAAGAACAGAATTGACCAAACAGGTAATAAGTTTTGCTAGACCTAACGTGACGTTCGAAGAGATTGCAATACCAATTTACAACTCAACATTGAAACTAGCTGGCAAACACTCATGGGCACCTACTTCATGCGAAATTCGTGATGATGCATCAGGTGCTGTGAGCAAATTGATTGGTGAACAACTACAGAAACAAATGGACTTTTTAGAAATGAGTTCTGCTGCTTCTGGTATTGACTACAAGTTCACAACCAAGGTTGAAATCCTTGATGGCGGCAACGGTGCCAATACTCCTGTGGTTCTTGAAACTTGGGAACTGTATGGCTGCTACCTTAGCGGTGCTGATTACGGTGCATTGAACTACAGTGAAAATGCTCCTGTGTCAATTACCATGAGCATTGTGTACGACAACGCCAACCAAACACCAGAAGGCACTGGTGTTGGTACTGAGATTGGTAGAACTTTAGGTGATGTGGTAACCGGCGCAGGTGTCTAAACATGTCATTTTTTGGACAAGACTTCCTTAAAGGTATAGATCCAAATTTTGGCGGAAACTTAAAAAGTGGTTTCTTAGGCAACAACATCTTGCGTGACTACCAACACGCAAGTCGCACATTTACCACCAACGCTTACGAACTCAAACCTCGATACAAGTTCCTCTTCCATGTTAGTTTTACACTGAACACAGATCAGATACCTTTCCTGCGAGGCGCATTTGGCAACGACGACCAGGCCAATCTAAGCCTTGCAGTTAAGACCATTGATTTGCCAAAGTACAACATTGAAACAGAAACACTCAATCAATACAATCGCAAACGAATCATACAGAAAAAACTCAACTACGAGCCGATAAATGTAACACTACATGACACCAGTGGCGATTTAATTCGCAAGATGTGGTATTACTATATGAACTATTACTACAAAGATTCTTCACAGCGATACCTTGATCCAAACAATACCAATGGCAGTAATGGCGCTGATGCCCAACGTCAAGCAGGTTTTGGCTACAATGCCAGAGACATCTATGCCAAAGAACGTGTGGGCAATGTCAACGACTGGGGATTCATTGGCGAAGCATTCAACGATGGATCAACCAATGGTGTTGCTGGCGGCAAGCCTGCATTCTTTAGAGACATTAGAATTTATGGCATGGACCAGCGCAAGTTTGCTGAGTATGTGTTGATCAATCCATTAATTACCAGTTGGAGCCATGATCAATACAACTATGCCGAAGGCGGTGGCACCATGCAAAATTCAATGACCATTGCTTATGAAACTGTGAAATATTACTCAGGCGCAGTGGGCCGAGCACAATCGGGCGGTGATCCCAATGTGCAAGGGTTTGCCACCGATGCACACTATGACAAAACTCTCAGTCCCATTGCTAGACCGGGATCAAATGCCACAGTGTTTGGTCAAGGTGGATTGTTGGAAACTGGCGCTGGCATCATCGGCGATCTTCAAAGCGGAAGTGTGTTGGGCCTGATTGGTGCCGCACAAAAAGCCGCACGTCTTGACAAAACGTTCAAAGGCAAGAATCTTGCTGCCATTGCCAAGAGTGAGGCTGTGGCACTTGGAACAAAAACATTGCAACAAGGCTTGCCTGCTGCAACCAAAGCCGTGGCCAACAAAGCCGATGGGTGGATTTTCCCCACACAGACATTCAACAGAAACAACACTGGGCCCAATCAAAGTCAGGCAGAAACCAATAGGTTATTAAATACAAGACGATGAGCACTGTAAATTATACCAACCCCAATGTAGATTTGACTGTGAGAGTGTTTGACAACTTCTATGCATATGACACTAACGTGCCTGCCGCAGAGTATGACATTGTGTACAGTTATTTTTTGAGCACAATGAGCACACGACAGGCCGCTGGTAACTTTACGGTGAGTTTGTTTAGAGTAGCAGAAACCACTGGCATATCGCCGCTGACCTTGCTGGACGAGTTTAAAGGACAAAATGGTATCAATCTCAGTGCCAGTTTGGCCTACTACCTCAATGCCATTCGCAGTGCTGCCACACTGTTGGGTGTGGGAGTGGCAGTGGTGCCCAACGTTTATCAGGCCAGAAACGTGCTGTTATGAGTCTCTGGGCACAAGGCAACTATGTCATAATCAATCGTGAAAAGTATGCGGGCAACGGCACACCGCGCTACAGATCTGGTTGGGAACTGAGTTTTATGAAGTTTTGCGACACCAATGATCATGTGTTGCAGTGGGCCAGTGAAAGCATTGCTATTCCTTATCGCCACCCCATAACAGGCAAGGTCACACAGTATATCCCAGACTTTTTGATCACTTATCGCAACAGAGACAATACCATGCGAGCAGAGTTGATTGAAATCAAACCCAAAAGTCAAAGTGTGATTGAGTCAAAAATGAACAGCAGAGACCGTGCTGTGGTAG